ACAAATCTAGTTCCAAAACCAGATACAACTGTACCAGAACCAGCAGTTGAAACCGTACCACTTAGTGAGAACACAGTATCAAGAACTGTATCAGCAGAGAAATCTTGACCACTATCTGGGTCATCCATGAATACTTGTTTTACTTTATCAAAAGTATTAGTAACAACAGCAGAGATTGTCAAGTCTGCGTTTGAACCGTCTTCAAGAATTTCATCAGTTTCAGCAGAAGATGTTGTGGAAACTTTTTCACCTGTGTTAAAAGAACCGACAACATTGATTACGTCAATGGTGTTTGTGTTTGCAAAGTGAATGAAACCAGTTGCACCAGATGTTTGTCCTGTAATCTTTGCACCCACTGTAGCACCAGCAGATGGAGTACCAGACAATGTAAGTTTGGTAATCATACGAATATCAAAGAGATATAAATTAAATTGAGATGTAGTAACACCACTTGCAGAAATTAATGGAACACCTGTACCATCATTTCCAGAACGATGTTCAAATGCTCTTGCTCTTGCGACACCAATCTCTGTACCAGCAGCCTGTCCTCTTGTTGAAGTTGCAGTATCCCTTAATGAAATCTTTTTGTATGGGTCAGTAATCTCACCAGAAACAAATGGTGATAAGTCAGGCGTACCATATACTTTGGTTACCTTTGTAAAGTTACCAACCTCAGCAGGAGTGATTGCACCTTTAAACTCTTCAGTTGTTCTTGGTTTGGAAACATCAATGAAAGTAGGAGATGAAGTTTCAATTTCATATCCACGAACATATGCTTTGCCCGGCGATACTTGAACTGCCATCAAACCTTCATTGGTGGTTGCACCTTGGTCAGTTGTTGTTCCAGATGCATAGACACCTTCATTCAAACCATCGTCAAGAGACTCACGAACATCCACACCAAATGGACGTACAGAGTAATCACCAGACTCATCAAATGTTCTTCTTGCAAGGGTTTCACCCAAAACAGAGTATTCTGTGTTTCTTACTTTATTTTCAATCACACCATTTCTTACACGAAGAATTTCAATAAAGTCTTCATCTTCAGCAGAACCAATTGGAAGTTTTGCGAGAGTAAGTGTAACCTTTAAACGATGAGCTCCCTTTGCGTTTACGTTTGAAGAACCAGCTGCATTATCAAGAAGTGATGTATCACTTTCTGGGGTCACCAGAGTTTCAGAAATTGAAAGACCAATTCTATAAGATGGAGTGTTTGTATATTTGTCAAGAACAATTCTTTGTGCAGTTACACGAACAAACTGTCCACGAACAAAGTAGACACCTTCTTCCACGTTTGCGGCAGAACCAGTTGCAGTTGCAGAGGATGCTTGAAGTTGTGCAGACGATGAACCAGCAACGATACCACCAACGACACCGTTTGCTTGAATTTGTTCGTTATTAGAAAATACTGTCGATGTATTATCTGAACCAGTTGCAGTATACTTTACATAAAGAGTAAGTGGGTCAGTAGTTGTTGCAGATTCAAAACCAACAACTGTTGCTTTAACACCAGAGGTTGCACCAGTGATTGTCTTTCCGATATAATCATTAACGTAACCAGATACAGGATTTGAATTGAATGTTGACTGTAACTTTACCGCATAGTATTCATTGGTAAAACCAGATTGGCCTGGGATTACCATTGCACCTTCTTTGAACATATGCGTACCAAACTTTTCAATTTGGTTTTGCAGTATGGACTGAAGTTGAGTTAACTCTCTCGCTTGAACGGCAAAGCCAGGACGAAAGAGAACACGATGGAAGTTGTCTGTGGTGTCAAAGTCATCGTAATACGGTGACACATTCAAATCTGTTTTTTGCATATCTTAGTATTCCACTACTACTTTGATGTCTTCTGTTTGGTCTGATGCTCTTGAAATTGCCCTTCTGTTTTCTACATAAATTATTTCACCACTATCTCTATCAAGTTCTGGTGTTGCGTATCCACTTACGAATACCACACCGTTAGTTGTTGCAGAGTGTCCAGTGTCAACAGAATAACTTGCACTTGATGACCCACCAACAACTGCTGCATTTGTGGAGAATGGGGTTAGATTTTTATTTGTGTCGAGTCCATATGAAGAATATTTTTCTTGAACATAATACAGAATTTTGTTAGTTGCATCCCATTCAATCACACGACCTTGAGCGCCTGTGGTTGCCTGGGTAATAAGTTCATCCGCCTGATAGTTAGTACCAATTGTACCAGCGATTTTCAGTGCGTTGGTTGTTCTTGCAGTTGAGATACTTGCCGCAGAACCACCAGCAGTTGGGTTCTTTACGATACCAACTCTTCTAAAATCGTTTACTTGTGTTGCGTCTGAATCAGCAGGTTCAAACTTTCCTTGAACCATAACATAGTGACCACCAAGTTCTGCAACGTCATTCGTACCATGTCCACCAGCAGGCTCGATGATAGGAGTGATTGCACCAGCGGTTGCAGCATTCCAAGATGTCAAGGTTGCACCAGTAATTAGTGTTGATGCATTTGTATCTGTGTAAATGTTTGTTCCAGCCAAATCTATTTGTGCAAAGGAGTATCCTACTCCAGCGTTTTGCATACTTGAGAAGGATGCACCGTTGCCAAACTCTTGAATTGCACCACCAGATACAACCAGTTTGACAATCGCAGTTGTTGTACCATCACCACGAACCTTAGTATAGAACGTACCGTTTGGATAGTTTGCACCGCCACTTGTTACCATAACAACATTGATTGGACGGTTAGCGGCAGAGTTTGCATTTACTGTTACAGGCATAAAGTCTGTAGTTAAAAAGTTTTGCACTTCAGAGGTTGTTAATTTGTACATGAACTTGATGTAATAGTTTGCATCATGCCAGAACGGCCCAGTCTGTTCTGAAGTCGGTTCAGAACCAGAGATGTTAGATGCACCAGTTTGTACTTGGTCACCGTTATACAATACCTTGTAGATACGATGTGCCGTAGTCATAAAGTAGTATGTTGAATCATACACTGAAGTTGCACCACTGGATGAAGTTGTTTTTGTTGGATATGAACCTGTAGTCGTTGTACCAGAGATATCATGACGATACATATCAAAGGAAGATGATGTTGAATAGTTCCTACGAGGAATTGCAAAAGTTGTATTCGATGTACCGATTAATTTTGCAGCAAGCATATCATCCCAATAATATGATTCTGGTGCAACACTGTCAACAGGAGCTGGGGGAAGACTATCTGTCGCCGCACCCTCTGATGTCCAAGGTTGTGATTTACCTACGAACATATAATACTTGTCTGTACCGAATGAATTTTTAAATGCAGTGGCACTAGACTGTCTAAATTTTTCTGTGATAATTGCTGCCATTGTTTTTTCCTATAATGTTATTTATTCATACTGTCAAGATGGTTTAGTGGGCCACTCAAATCCATCATCTTCTGTAGATTGGTATGTTTCTGTAATATCTTTAAGTGCAGTTCTGTATGTTACCCACTCTGCCTTTTTTGAGTCGCTCAAAGAACTATCTACCGTTTGTGTCCAATCAGATTCAGCAAGTTTTTGATTTCTAATTTTTCTAAGATATTCTAATTTTTGAGCAGGAATAGTTGCCTGTAAATCTTTGAAAAACTTACACTCATCTTCTGTTAATGCAACGTATGTTAGTTCTTTACCATCATGCACGGCAGAGGGAAGATACTCAACACCATCAAGGGTTGCAACTTTTGTTTCACTATTTACTGAATATGCCATTATATTATCCTCCTAAACTACCAGATAGTTTCATACCATAGACTGTAGCATCAACAAGTGTCATATTACCACCAGATGGGAAAATTTTAACTCCAGAAATATTTGAAAATCCAGCGTTATACTTAAATCCAAAATTAGTCATACCAATATGAGTACTTTGGTCATGTGTGTGAATAAAACCATATCCATATGCAATAGACGGTATTAATGTCATTTCAACAAAGTTTGTTGTACCAGTTGAAGTATGAACCAATATATAAGCTCTATCTGCTGAAGCACCATAACCAATATTAAAGTTACCATCAGATAACGACCCATAATTTCCACTGTGATAGTTTGAACCACTAATATCTGTTCCAGTTCCAGTAACCCATCTAAGAGCCATATTTGCATTACCAGTATTAGTAGTACCACCAATCTTTCCAATAACTTTATAGACTTGATACGGGCCATTTAAAACACTATGAAACATCAACTGAGCAGATGTATTATTTGCAACATCTATATTTGCGAGTTTGACCATAGTACCAAGAGTTTGGTCTAATTTTACATCTGTTACAGCAGCAGCTGCAAGTTGTGTTGTTCCTACAACACCAGTGCCTATTGCATCTGTTCCAACTGAGTCAGTTGCAAGTTTAACATCAGTAATAGCATCATTAGCAACCTTTGCAGTTGTTACCGAACCATCTGGAATTGCAGTGATGTCAGCATCAACCGCACCAGCAGGAATCTTTGCAGCAGTTACAGCATCATTTGCGATTGCATTTGTACCAATAGTATCAATTGCCATTGTCTACCCCTTATGCGATTGTACATCCAACATTAGATACAGCTGCCCATCCACCAGTTGTATTGTACACTAAGAGTACACTATCACCAACATCATTGAATGTAATAGTTGTTCCGTTTGCAAAAGTAGTTGGAGTAAGAGTACCATCTCCACCGTCTGCAACCATAGTAATAATTTTCATTTGACCGTTTGCACCATTGGCAAGTGTCAATGCGTCTGCACCAGTTGTAGTAACTTGTGTAATCAATGAAGTTACATCTACTGCACCAGCACCAGAAAGTGCTTGTACTGTACCGAATGTAGTACCTAGAGTTTTATTATCTAAAGTAACTGCATGGTCTTTGAAGACGAACTCATCATTACCAGCAAGTAATGGAAGAGTTACAGTTCTATCAGCTGCAAG